TTACAACTAGTAATAATCAACTTAAAATCCTATGGATCAACACACCTATGATAATTGGGTGAAGATCAAAGCAACATTTGAATCTTCTGGTAATACAAATAATATGTTCTATAAAAGAGCTTGTGAAATTGTAAAAACCAAAAAAGATCCATTAGCAAAATTTTTTGGAGACGAGAAATGATACATGAATATACAGATAAAGATCTAGAAGAATTGCAACAAAGAGTTTTGCGACAAAAAATGAATGAATTATTTGAAGAACCTTCAACTTATGAGGATGAAGATAATGAGTAAAATATTTTTTAATGCAATGACTATATTTGGTATAATTGGATTGTTTATTTTTTGGGGACTTGCCCATGCTTATTCACAATAAGGAGATTTTAAATGGAAAAATTTAATCAATTATCAGAATACGAATTGAAACTTCTGGCAGATGCAGTTTGGACAAGACAGAGACATTTCATTGCTGGAGATAGAAGATTTAAAGAATATGGTGCAATTTTGAAGGAGATTCAACAATTAGTTAATTATAAACCAGGAGTATTTTTGTGAGAGTATGATATTTCATGTAGTAGAAGTTTTAGCACAAAGTCCAATATGGTTAGGAATTTGTGGTGCGGGCTTGACAATTGTTCCAATCATGGGTATAATGATTATACACAGAACTAAATAATTTTTAAAATAAAAATTCTAATGACTACTCCTATTCTTCAAGAACTTCAAAAGAATATTGCAGAAGATAAAAAAAATATTTTGGATTATAATCAAGAAGAAATTGACGACCTAATACGAATATATACGGATCACGAAGAAGGTTGTTGATTTTTGCGAGTGAGACTTGGTAGTCAGAGAGGTCTTATAAACCTTTTCCGCCAGATTAGCGGCTTTGACCTGGTTCGAATCCAGGCACTCGTATTGCTATTTGCAAATAGCAAATGCTCGTTTAGCCATCTGGTGAAGGCAGCGAACTCATAATTCGCCTCAGGAGAGTTCAATCCTCTCAACGAGCACTTGACTTCCCAAAGAGGTCATTCTACAATAACGAGGTAATTTTAAAAAACAAATGTCCCTTACAGTTAAATTCAAAAAAGATATTAACACACTAAAAGCAGCTGCAAATAAAGAAATTTTTTTGGATGTAAAAAATCCAAAACTTTATAAGAAAGTTCGCAAGTTTTATGAAAATGAAGGTGTGATTTTTTCTGAAGATCCTCTTGATAATTATGACATTCTAATTGATTGTTTATTTCAAGATTTGGAAACTGCAGGTGTTATTGTATAAAATAAATAATATTTGTTAGTCTCGGAGTAGACTATAAACTCTGCCCTGGTCGGGAGCAAACCCCTTATGTCTAAAACAAGTGCTTTAAGATATCTTGGCAATCTTCTTCTTATAATTGGTTATCAAATCATGTTATGGGGAGATTTTAAATATGGACTACTTATCAAATGTATTGGTGGTATATTAACAATACCATTTGCAATTAAACTTAAACTCTACGATGTATTAATCTTATGTGGTTTTTTTACATTAAACGAAGTTGCAAAGTTGGTCCGTTTATTTTCTTAGTTTAGTAAAACTAAGTGGTGGAGTCAAAAAGACCCCTTTATTTGTTTTATAATTTTTTATAATATGAAATTAATTTGGAAAGCAATTGGATTTAGAATTTTGGCAATTCTGTTTACAGCAATGATAACAGGATTTTCTATGTCCATTACAATTCATATTGGATTATTTCTTCTTTATTATTTCTATGATTTGTTATGGGACAAATATTTTAAATGAGTTTCCAGTTTCTTTCAAAAACTGGTGGTGCGGATGGGACTCTCTCCCGCCTGGGATTTAGTTATTACCCAGTAAAAAATAATAACTTGGCGAGCCTGAGTTACATAGAGGAGTTGCGTAAACTCCTCTTTTTTTGTATAATATAAAAAAAGATTTTTTTTATATGAAAATAGGATTTAATTGTAGTTGCTTTGATCTTTTCCATGCAGGGCATGTTACGATGCTTAAAATGGAAAAAGAAATGTGCGATTATTTAAAAGTAGCACTTCAGGTTGATCCAACAATTGATAGACCTAGTTTGAAAAACAAACCAGTTCAATCAATTTACGAGAGGTATGCCCAAATTCAAGGATGCAAATATGTCGATGAGATTCTTGTTTATGATACTGAAGCAGATCTTCTTAATTTGATAAAAACTCAGACATTTCATGTTAGATTTTTAAGTGAAGAGTATAAAGATATTGATTTTACTGGTAAACAATATTGTATTGATAATCATATAGAAATTCATTATCACCTAAGAAGACATCAATATTCCACTACAGAACTTAGAAATAGAGTGTATGAACTTGAAAGAGCAAAAAGAGAAGAAAAGAACATCAAAGATATTCAACAATATTCACCTGAACTTTTGGAAAAATATTCATTGAGAGTAAATTAATCATGACTATATTAGTTACTGGTGGTGCTGGATTTATTGGAAGTAATTTATT